TGATTCGGTGGTGATTATCCGCAAGCCACGAACCAGTGGTAATTTGCCAAAGCCTGAAATGCGTGTGCAGTTTACTGATGATTTGGTTACACGTACGCTTAACATCCATAGCGTGCTAAACAAGGATGATAAGCACCAGGAGCTCTGGTTGATGTGTAAGGAGGATGCCTGATGCCAGAAGTTAAGTTCCAAATGCCGAATTTTAAACAAGTTGTTGATGGTTTTGAGGCAATTTCGGATAGTGTTCAGCGGCGTGTAATGCGTTCATCAATTTCAGCAGGTGCAACTGAAATAAAAAAGGTCATTCGCAAGAAAACACCGGAATCCAGAAAAACAGGGACAAGGGATTTATGGTCGGAAAGTACAAAAGCCCGGAGAGCAGGTGCAACCAAGAAAAGTCCTCTTAAACAAAGCCTTGTTACCAAACCTTCAAGCAAGTGGCGTAATTCATCCCAGCTTGCAGCAAAAGGTATTATTGGAGCAAGTATTGGTCATGATTACAGCATAGCTCCTCACGCGCACCTAGTTGAGGAAGGGCATGAATTATATGCCTGGTCTAGTGAGCCAAGTGGCTATTGGGTTGCAGGAACAAACTACTTCAGTGAGGGGCAAAAAGAAGGCGCAGCTCCGGCAAGTTCAAAGATAAAATCTAAGGCGCGTGAAAGGTTTGAAGCTGAAGTTGTAAAGGCTTATAAGAAGGAGCAGAAGAAGAAGAATGGCTAAAGCCGGTCCTGCAATTCGATCCAAGCTGCTTACTGTTTCAAATGTAACTGATATTGTTGGCACTCGAATTCGACCAGATAAGCTAAGCCAGAAGGAAACGTTGCCAGCAATCGCATATGTGCAAGTTACAAGCGATCACATTCAAGGATTAACTGGGCCGGTTGGGCTTTCAGAGGTTCGTGTGTTAGTTGGTTGTTTCGCAGAAACACATATTGATTCCGAGGACCTCGGAGATAAAGTAAGGCTTGCACTGGATGGGGAAAGCGGCACTTTTGGTGATGAGTCTGTTGACGTGTGCCTTTTAGATTCGATGGATCATCAATTTCTGGACCCAATTGACTCCAGCGACAAGGCTACATTTGTAACAAATCTAACTTTCAAAATTATATTAACTGAAGCGACTTCATAAGGAATTGACAATGGCTCAAACAGGTAATTCTGCCACCTTAACAATTGGTTCATTCACTGCGACCTACAGCAGCATCGGTGGCACAACGTTCACACGTGAGGCTCACGATGTCACAGCAGTAAATTCAACTAACTTCAAAGAATATATTGCTGGCTCACTTCAGGAGCCTGGTGATTTTGAAGCTGAGTTTTATTATGACTCTGACTCGCAGCCACCAATTACAGATGCGGCTGGCACTGTAACAGTCACATTCCCACTAAAAAGCGGCCAATCTACAGCGGCCACACTTGCAGGCACAGCTTTTGTCAGCTCCTGGTCATCACCAGAGCTTACAGCTGATGGCGTAATGATGAGCCGCATGAATGTTAAATGGGACGGCGTAACTGAACCTACATTTACCGCAGGAAGTTAATGATGGCTAAAATTAAAATCGAGGCGCACCCTGCCCGAAAGAAAATAGAAAAGGCTGACGGTTCATTTGAGCTGGTCGAAATCATTACTGATGTTAAGATGATTCGAGTGAACGGCATTCATGCCGGTTACCTGGATCTCAGCCGTAACAATTCTATTTCTATGGTCAGGAGGTATCCTGAACAGATTCTTGAGGAAATCCGAGAGAAGGCTGAGAAGTTTACTGGAAAAGGTGCAAAAAAGCCAACACAGCCGCCAGCTGTGGTGGAAGATGACGAGGTGAATTATGGCGACGACGATTGAAATTGCTGGCCGTGATGCTCTGCTTGGAATGACTAAGCGGAGATATGCGGAAATCAAATGTGGTGATGTCACTTTTAGGCTTCAAAGCCTCACAGAGGCTGAAAAGTCCCGCTTTGAAAAGTCTATACTGACTGCAAAGGGCAAAATCAAAGATGATGCAAGGCGGCGGCTGTTGGTTGCCACTTTGGTTGATTCTGATGGTGAACGTCTTTTGACTGATGCAGATCTGAGGCAGCTTAGCGAGCTTGATGGCAAAGTGAGCCAGAAACTCGCAGCGGCAGCAATGGAGCATACCGGCTTCACGGATTCAGACATGGATGACCTGGAAAAAAACTCCGACAGCATCCACGAAGAAGGTTCTTATTCCGACTAGCTCGGATGTGTGGAACCTGGGACGTGGATGGACTTGCTGAGGTAATTCCTGCGGACGTGTTTGATGAGTGGTTTGTCTATTTTCACAAGTTCGAGGCTTGGGGAGATGAGTGGTTGCAAACCAGCTACATTTGCTCTGTCATTTCAAACCTGCTTGCTACTAAAAAAAGTGAGATGGTTGATTTTGATTACTATGTGCCAAAGTATGAATTTGGCGTGGATGAGAAAGGTAAAACGGCTCGAACTGGTGAATTAACGATTGAGGAGCAGCAGGCAATGCTTGCTGCGGTATACGGTTAATACATGGCTGCAAATCTCGGATCTATGGTTGCTACTTTGACGGCTCGCACAAAGCCGTTCGACCAGAAGATGAAGCAGAGCGGCAGCAATCTAAAAGGTTTTGGCGATAAATCCAAAAAGGTAAATGATGGTCTAAAAGAAATGGCCAAAAGCGCGATGCAAGCTGTCGCGTCTTTTGTTGGCTTCAGAAAAATGATCTCGTTCCTAGATCAGATCTCAGCCAAAATGGATAAGATTGTCAAGACAGCCAGAGGTTTTAACATTCTCACAAGCCAATTTATGGGCTTGCAGTTTGCGCTTGAACAATTTGGTGTTGATGGCGAGCGTGTTTCTCAGCTTCTTGCCAAGATACAAAAAGCAGTATTTGATGCAATCAGGTCACCTACCGGATTACAGGCCACTATATTCCAGCAACTTGGTTTAGATATTGATAAGCTAGCTGCACAAAGTCCAGACCAGCAGTTATTGACGATCTTTGAAGCCTTAAACAACCTTCAAGATGCTGGTTTAAGAACAGGCTTAATCATGTCTCTCTTTGGTGATCGGCTAGGCATTAGCTTAACGAATCTTGCTGCGCAGGGTACTGATGCAATACAAGAGCTCATTGACCAATTCCAGTATCTTCACGGTCCTGTGTCAGATAACATGTTACAGGCAATGGAAGATTGGCAGGACACAACCAACGAACTATCTAAAGCCTGGGATGGTTTCAAGCTAGCAATTGCTACAACGCTTGCGAGGGCATTAAAGCCGCTAGTTTCGATAATGACAGAAATCATTGCAGCCTTTAACAGCACAGAGCCTTTCATCAGGCATCTGATTGTGAATATCGGTACTCTGACTGCTGTAGTGATTGCTTTGGCAGCTGCTTACAAAATGTTCTCGGTTGTATTAAAGACGGTGAATGCGTTGCTTGCTTCACAACTCGCAGCTAAGATTGCTTTGCTAGCGGTGGCTAATCCCTTTTTAACCGCTTTAGCTGGTTTCACTGGTTTATTTGTTGCAATTGGTTTAGCGATGGATGATGCAGAATCATCATCACAAGCCTTAACCGCACAATTAGAACAGGAAATGACCGCCCAGCTAAATGCAGCAGAAGCTGCCGCTGTACATGCGCAGCGCATGCAGGAGTTGCGCACAAAGGCAGAAGCTCTAAAAAAACAATTTAGAACACCAATTCAGATCTTTGAAGAAGCTGTTACAGGGCTTGTAGAGCTTGCAACAACGATCGACGATTTAACAGGCTCGACATTCATTGACGTTAATACATTCAATCAGGGATTAGCTCAGGCTATACAGCAGCTTATTCAAGCCTCCAACATTGCAGAGAAGATTCAAAACACACTTAAAGCTGTGGAGGCTGTTGGTCTTGGTACTATGGCAGAGGTTTCTGCTAGATTGTCCATCCAACGTGAAGGACAGGCACAGCAGCAGTATCAACAACACGTTTTGCGATTACAGCAACAAACAAATCAACTTCTACAACAGATTTCTAACAACACAGGTGCCACGTTACCAGTTGTTAATCTCGTTCCATAGAGAGATCAAATGGCTATTACAAAAGTTAGACGTACAGAGGACTGGAGTGGCACGCTTAACAAAGCCGGAAAAGCCAGCTATTCTGTTGCATTTTTAGTTGAAACAGATTCAGAGGATCATGGTGTTCAGGATATAGCTGACGCGAATGATGGTACAGACCGAATCCCTGAAAAAGGCACAGAATATGAATTTGGCACAGATTACGATGGTATCGCAGTTGCAGCCAAATATGATGTTAAACGTATAGACAAATTCCTTTGGCATGTGCAAGTAAAGTATGAGGCTCTAGAGCCTGTAAAAATGGAGGAACAGGGTCAGCCTACCATTGATTGGCGATTGGAAGGTCCAACAATAGAAGTGCGACCGATTCAGGTTAGCAGGCCTGGTGAGTTTGGGGCATATGTTGGTTACTCCAGTTTACAATCTGCTCCTGGTGGCCAGCCACTTTTTATAGGACCTGCAAAGGTACCGCTCGGTCCAAGACAATGGCAACCACAGGATTTTGCAGAGCCAGGAGGGCCGTCTGTAGCTGGTGGGATTAAAAACGCAATTCCGCTTTGCAACAGTGCCGATCAGCAATTTGATCCACCTCCAGAGGCCGAGTATTCGCGATTAGCCGTGACAATCACTCGCAACCATTACAGCTTCCCAGCAATACTAATGGGGCTTTATCAGGACACGGTTAATAAAGATTGGTTTTTAATCAACATCAATGGCTTTGTGCTAAGGGTTCCACCATTCACAGCAAAGATGCAAGGTATATCTGGATCGAGGGAGTATGCTGATGAATCTCCTTTTTGGCGAGTTCGTTATGAATTCCATCTGGATTTGTACAAAGGCTGGCGCGTAGATTTGCTTGATCGCGGTTACGTTGAGACAAAGGAGGATGATGAATCTAGTGAGCTAGATACATATGGAGATGATTATCCAACCGCAACCAACACACAGCTACAGGTTGTAATTGATGACAAAGGCATGCCAATGAATGAGCCAGTTCTACTCGAACACGGCAAAGCCATTACATCAGATTCAACACCAAACTACATACGATATGCGATTTATCAAGAGCGGCCATTTGCACCGCTTCTTTTTGATAGACCAGGACCAATTTTAGCAATGCCGGAGTAACAAGATGGCTGATAAATTATGGATAGGCAACGGAACAGCAAGCAGTGGTAATTATGGCGACTGGTCCCAAGCTGACAACTGGAGTCCAAGCGGAGTACCAGTTGCTAGTGACAATGTGCGCTTTAGCGCTGAACATACTCAGGCAGTTACGGCTGGACTGAATCAGTCATCAATTACGCTTGGTGATTTGATTGTTGAGGATGGTTATAGTGGCAAAATTGGAACCAACACAGCACCGCTGCAAATTGGTGTGACCACTTTTGAGTATGCTGGCAGAGGTGATTCAGCGTTTTTAGATATTGCTGCTAGCAGTGTAAACCCTGTGATTCACAATACCGGCAGCAGCACAACTGGCAAAGTTGGCTTGCATATTAAAGGCTCCGCAATGGGTACTGTTGTAGTCATGGCTGGCAGCGTTGGTCTTGGATCACTGCATGGAACATCGGCAACTGTAACTACTCTGAGAGTTACCGGCGGCTCTGTTGAAATTGGAAGCGGATCAACGGTAACAAACATCTACAGCTTTGGTGGCTCGGTCACCACAAGAACTAATATCACAGATTGCAATGTGAACGGTGGCACAGTAACTGCCAGAGAGCAGGCAGCTATCACAACGCTCGATCTCGAAGATGGCACGGTCAACTTCAACAGCGAGGCGACGTGGGCAACTGTGAACGTCAACGGTGGCCGGTTGTCTATCGGTGCTGGCTCGAATAAGACTATCACCAATTTAACCTTGGAGCCAGGCGGTGAGCTTATTTACTATCCATCCAATTTAACGCTTTCAAATGATCTGCCAAAAGCTACGCAGCCTATAAGGATTACAACCAGCGATGTCTGATGGTTATCTCGTTTCACGCCAAACGCTTGATCTAATACGCAGAGACCATTTTGAGCTGCGTACACAGATCAAGAATTTGAGAAACACAATGCGGCGTATCAGCCGCACTCCCGGTATGCGCGAGGAGCAGATCATTGTGAAACTCAGTGAAGATCTTGATTGCATAGACACTGATTCGTCGCCGCCACAAATGAAAAGTGCAGCGGGAGTTGTCCAGGTTCTTAAAGTAGATTTGAATCTGGATTATGGTGAGGTGAAGAATAGTGCGCAAAGCAGGAAGGTTGTAGTCTTTAATGCGACCAGGACCAATTTCAAAACAGATGAAATTGTAATTTGTCAGCGCAATTCACTTACCGGCAGATTTGTGATTCAGGGGAATGGTGAGAAGCTGGTACGCTTTCGCCTTAATCAAGATCCACAAGCCTACAAGCGGCCTGCTGATACAGAGGTGCAGTATTATTACGCTGAGGCAGATTCAATAGAGTTTGCATTTGATCCTGCAAACGATGATTCAACAGACAATGGTCTTACTCTTGGAGCAACTGACACTGGTGATATTACTGTTTATGATCCTTGGGGGAGATTCAGGTTTGCTAAGGGACCAAGAACACATCCAG